CTTTGAAGTAATATTCTACCTGGTATCGATTCTCCCGATAGTAGTGCGTATTGTCCGCCTGGAATGTGTCTTGCCCCGCTCCTAAATACACCAAATAAGGCGGTGCTTTCGGTGCGATGCCGTCATCCCGGAAATGCGAATATGCACACGGGAGGCCGATGGTCTGCAATGTCTCGAATATTGTCATTTGTTGCTCAACTCCTTCTCGATTTCTTGGGGGAGTTCGGTCTGCGACCACTCCTCGACGGGCTTGATGTGGGGGATCGCCGGGGCGCGTCCGTATGTGCCGTACTTGTTGCGGACGATGTGCCCGTATTCAAGTAAATGGGTTAATTGGTAATTGGTCGCGTTGTGGACGATCACCGAATTAATGCCAAGAGCACCCTTCTCGCGTTTCACGCGCCACCCCCTCGCATATTGACCCTTGCCGGGTCTTTTGGGCGAGGTGGTGCGCAACTTCTGAACGGCTTCCTTTGCCACGATGTCCATCGAGTTATTGATTGCCCGATAGGCTTCCTTTTTGTACTCGGCAAGGATATCCTCCATTTGTTTTGTGATGCTTTCAGCCATTGTCAACTTTCTCCTCGCAGATGAGCGAGATCCCGTCCCTCTGCGCTTTCCAGTCCACACGAATGACCGAATACTCGCGCCCCTCATATTCGAGGGTCTTCTGCCCGTCGTAATCGGCGCGGTTGGTCATGTAGAGGACGATGGAGGGCTTGAGCCCCACCTGGGCGGCGTCATAGAACTCTGACGCGTAGACGCTCCTGGGCTGAACGAACACCTCCGTCATCTCGATTGTCGGGATCGCGTTCCCATACGCGTCGAAGGTTGGAGTCCCGTATTTTTTCAGAATAGCGATTCCGTCATACATTGGAGACCTCCCAGGATGTGTATCCCGTCGCGTTCGAGAGTTGGGCTTTCTGCTCGTCGTATGCCTTTTTGAGGCGGTCATAGTCCTCGGGAAGACCGAAGGACATCTTCACATATGTGATGATGGCCGTCGATACAAGCGCGTCAAATCCCTCGGGGATTTCCACCCCCGCGATGCCGAGGTCGGCCTCGGCGGAAGAGATCAGATCGAGAATCTCGTCATCGAATCCGTCGGCCTTGATGCGGAGCGCATTTTTTACTTTTTCGAGATCAAGCATTGATATTACCTCTTAAAGGCGACCCCCTAAAGGGTCGCCTCTATCCTTTCAATTATTGCCGATTTTGTCATCCTCGAAGAAACACCTTCGACCCCGTTCTCCTCCGCATAGGCGAGGATTTCGGCCTTTGTCATGGTCGAGGTGTCGGCTTTAGACTTCGAGGAATTTATTCCCCCGCGATGCCGTCGATGATAACGAACATATTCAGACCGACCACATCGATGGCGGCGTAAAGTCTGCCGACGAGTTTGATGAGGTCTTTCTCGGCGAGTGAATACTCGTCAAGGACGAATCTGACATTTGCACCCTCGGGAAGGTTAGCCTGGACGCCGGAGAGGTCTCCAACGATGGCCTGGTTGAGGAGGACGCCCGCCGGAGCTACGATCGGTGTCAGCCCCTGGAATGGGTCATATGCATAGTGGGCGTTGAGTGCTGCGATTCTGATGTTTGCGATGGTCTGCGCATTTGCGATGAGAACAAGGTCTCTCGCTTCGGGGTTAAGGTTTGCGATGGCCTGGATGATGGTGGCGGGTGTAACTTCTCCGCTTACACTACCTCCGTTAAGGTTGTTCGTATTGTTGAGAATGGCATCGAGAGCCACCTGGGCTGCCTTCTGTATGATGCGATAAGTGATCTCATCGTACACATACATGAGGAAGTCCTCTGATCCCATGGCGAGGACTTCGGTGGAGAATGCCACCCACTTCTTAATGGTATGCGGTACGAGGTTGATTACTGTGAGGGTCACCTTTTCCATATTGGGAGCTTCTATGCCCTCGTAGTGGATGACGGCGGGATCTGCCTCGGTCTCGACGGCGACCTTGAGGTTGCCCTTGACGAATGTCTTGGTCACTCTGTTAAAGATCTCGTCTCTCTCCCATGCGGTTCTCACTCTGCTCTCGACGAATGTCGGGACGGGAACATGGCCTTCGCCCACAATTTCGGTATTTTCGGTGAGGAATGTTGAATCAGGGGTATTGCCCTGGGCTCTGTACTCCTTGATGAGAGATCTGCACTCTTCATCTTTGCCGGTCTTGATGTAGTTGGCGAATGCGTCAACATATGCCTTTGAATTTCTGAATTCTTCGAATGTCATGGTTGATTCCTTTCTTGATTCGATGGTTTTTCCCGCTCCGGCAACTACGGCCTGGGCGGCTTTCTTTCTTTCCTCGACCTCTTTATCGAGGGCGAGTTTCCTTTCCTCGATCATGTCGAGCTCGGCGGAGAGGGTCTCGATCATTTCGGCGGTCGCCGTGTCTGTCTCGACGGCGATCTCTGCCTTCCTGGTCTCTAATTCCTCATAGCCGAGATTTGCGATTTCTTCTCTTGTCATTAGTGTCCTCCTAATGCTCTTCTTTTGATTTCTGCTCTTCTCTGTTCCAGGGCTCTCTTCTCTTCCTCAAGTCTCTCCGCTTGAATCTTCTCGATCACTCCGTCGGTCAGATTGCTAATGCTTCGAGTCACGGCATCCGCCGAGATCGAAGTGCCATCATTAGCCGGAAGGGAAACGGCCGAAACATCGTAGAGTTTGCCCACCGATTTGATGTGCCTGGTGTACTTGGTCACGCCCGTCTCTTCGTCCTTTTCGCGGTCTTCAGAGTCGGCGGTGACAGTAAAGCCGAACGACATGCGGTCGGTGTAGCCTCCGGCGATCTCCTCATAAAGGGCTCGGCCTATTTCCGTTCCCCCGAGGTCTGCCTCTATAAATAATCCCTTGTCGTTTGGCGTCACGGCGAGGGTATTATTTCTTGTTCTTGCAAAAACGCGACCCTGGTGGTCGTATTGCATGATGACATCTGTCATGTCTGTGTTGTCGAATGCGGTCGGGTCTACTGTCTCCCACAACTCCCATCCGTCGCCCTTATAGAGCATATAGGGCTCGTTGAATGTTGAGGCGTAGCCCACTACGATCTTGCGCTCTTCCGTTCCCTCTTCGGGATCACGGACTTCGATCGTCATGTTTCGATATTCTCTATTGTCTTTAATTGCCATTTGTGTCCTCCTCTTGGGTCAGTTCGTCGGTTGCTTTGTATTCGCCACGGATTGGCGCAACTTGTCCCGCTCCGTTCGGTAGCGGTGCGTAATTGAATAACTCTCTTATCTCGTCGATGAGGATCGCGCCTCTGTCGCCGAGTTCCTTCGCCATCTGCACCTTCTGCGATGTGCTCATGTACTGAAGTCTGTTCGCGTTCGCGATGAGGTATGATCCTTGCGCCCTCTCCCTTTCAGAGAAAAGTGCGGCGGTCATGGATTCGCTGAACTGAATCGCGAAGGGCTCGATGCATCCGTCGAAGAACGCTTCGAGATCCTCGGCCTTGGCCTTGTTCTGAAGCACATCTTCAGACACGCCGAAGTAGTTGAAGACATTCTCTCTGATCTGCTTCATCTGCTCCGCGTCTATCGAGTACGGGCGGACATCGATCTGTTTGATGTCTTTATAAGTGTTCGGGAATAAAAGGAATCCCCCGCTCTTGGAATCCGTTGAGAGATTGGATTCTGTGAATCTTTCCCTCTCCTTCGCCAGGTCAGCTGCCGAACTGAAGTTGTTCAAGGTTGCCATAAAGCGGAAGGTCGCCGCGTTCTTGACACCCTCCTCGATGCCCTGGTTTTGTATGTGAATCAATTGCATCGTTTCCTTGAGCGGTGCGTTCGAATCGCCGAAGAAATCCTTGCGGTATTGGTGCTTGGTCAAGATCGCGCACTTCCTCGCCTCCACGGCTGCGGTCTGCCCGTTGTTGAACTGATATTTCAGCCACACCTCGCCGTCGTAGTCGATGAGGGATGTCTGCTGCGGGAGGATGGGATAGACCCCCGTGATGATCATCCGCTCGTCAAATACCGGCACAATAAACGCGGTATTGTTCACATCGAGGATCGTGCTCGTTCGGTACAAAAATTGCGACCAGGTCATGAACTGATTCGGCGCGAGGGCGAGTTTGCTCTGAAGGGACGGGTTCGCCGTTCCTACGGTCTCGACCTTCAATTTTGAGATGTGCCGAGCCCTGGCATCGATTGCCGCCCGAACGATCTCGCTCTCATAGATCATCCCGCCCCAATTAGTGAACACGGGCGTGTATGCGCTCAAGGTCTGAAAGAATCCCCTCGCGTCCCGAAGCGCGTCTTCTGATTTTGTTGCCCTATCCGGGCGAAATATTTTGTCGAACAAAGACATATTTATTGATCTCCTTCTCGGTGATTCTGTAACTGAATCCCGACATCATTCCACCACTTTTGTCTAACAATAAAGGCATCCAGGAGGGACGCCATTCCGTCGATGTGTGCGTTTGGTCTTATCTTCACGAGCCTCGCCCTTCCCTTCTCTGTGCTGATCTTCAGCGCGGAATTATAGAAGTGAATCTTGAGGAGGTCATTGTCCCCGATGTGAAGCGCGTGATCCTTGATGTGCGCCTCCACCTCCTGGATGGCGGGGTCAAGGTTGAAGCCCTGGAAGACATCATCCATGTGGAATCCGTAGGCGTCCATCTGTTGGACGAGATACGATGCCGAATAGCGGTCATATCCCACTTTTAAGGGGTATATCTCCCACTTTTCGACCAATTCCCTAAAAAACATAAAAACATCGTTGTAATCGATGATATTCGTCCCCGAAGGGTATAGAAGCCCCCGCTCCATGTATAGGTTATACGGGACGCCGTCCATTGCGGTCAGTTCCTCGATTCTCTCACTCGGCAGCCAAAACCGGGCGAGGACATAGAACTCCGCGTTCTTCTCGATGACTATCACCGCCGAGGTCAAGTCTGTTGTCCTTGAGAGGTCGATTCCCGCGACGCAATAGCACCCACGGAAGTCTTCAAGTTTCAGTTCCTCGCCCGTGCAACTTTCGATCGCCTGGGCGTCGAGCCATGCGAGGGAACTGTTGGACTTCAGACAACAATATTTGGTGATGAACTCGCTTTTCTTTGAAAGCGATCCCTCGGCGATCGCGATCTCCTCGAGCATGTACTTCACGGAGACCGACACATTCAAGTTGGGATTGGCCTTCGCGAGTTCGTTGATGTCGTTCCACTTGCCGACCTCGTCTATCATGTAGAGGAACGGGAGGAGGCGGGTTTCCTTACTGTCTCCCAGGAGGAATCGGGTCGCCCTCTTGACCATCTCGTCATAAATGGAATCGTTGATATAGCCCGATGTCGTGCAGCTTAAAAGAATCCCTTCGGGCCGTGCTCCCATTCCGCTCTTCATGACTTCGTATTGTTTGAGCCCCGCATCGCCTTCCCAGGATGCGATCTCGTCGCAGATGCAGAGGGACGGGTTGAATCCGTCGCTCTTCTTCGCCGAGAAAGCGATCTTCTTCACGATGCTATTCGTTCCGGGGATGGCGAGGTCGCTCATCCTATGACGGGGAACGAGTCCATCGTCGTGGATTTTCTTGTTATGCATATCCTTCTCCCCGAGGGTCTCCTTCAAGACCTTGTACTCGGGGTCGAGGGTGGTCATCTGCCAAATATCATTGTAGACCAAATCAGCCTGGTCAAGTTTCGGGGCGATGCAGAACACGCGAGACCCGTATTCTTGATTACGGAACTCATACGCACCTATTGAAGAGGCGAGTTTTGTCTTGCCGTTCTTACGGCCAACGACCAGGAGGGTCTCTCTAAAATATCGATGTCCCTCTTCATCTACGAGGCCGTACATGCACGAAAGCATTGCCTTCTGCCACACCTCCAACTTGATGGGGCTCGGCGCGAGTGCGCCTTCGGTGTGATAGCAATGCGTTTCTATCCAATCGATGACATCGTTCGCCTTCTTTGCGTCAAAAATGAATCGCTTTTCGCTGATCCCGTTGACGATGTACTCGTATATGAGGGATATCCACCGCCCCACGATGAACTTCCCGTTTCTGATACCTTGATAATAGGTATAAATCCAATTATCTCCGGCTTTCCTTTTCCCTTTTCCCGCCATCTCCGTCCAATGTTGCTCTCGTTTTATCTAAATCTTGACCCTTTCACACCTCGGTCTATCCCCACGGGGGTCTCTGATGCCCCTGGGGGGGCTCTATTTTGCGCTTACACGCCCGAACTCGTCGATTTGGTATCGTTGTTCGTTTGCTCTCTTTTCCCTCTTCCTGGCGTTGATTATCGCCCATTTACCGCCATGCAAGTCATGCCTTTCCGCATGGCATTCCCGACATAACAACTCGAGGTTGTCGAAGTTCAACGCGATCTCGGGCTTCTCGATGGTGATCGGGTCTATCTCTATCTTGTGATGGACTATCACGCCGGGCTTGTAGATTCCCTTCTTGAGACAGTTCTCGCAGAGGAAGAGCCGCTTCTTTGCGTATGCATTCCGGCACTCTTGCCAAGCCTTCGAACTATAGAAATGTTTTGCGAAGTCTTTAGCCATTGATCGCCTCTATCGCTCCGGCGTATGCGCTCCAACTTGCATCCGCCTGGTATGCGCTTACTAAATTCGCGGGAACATATATATGCCCGCTCCCGTCTTCTATCGGCGTTCCCTCAAGCGCGCCCTCTCCAAGAGTCACTACTTGATTTGCTCGAAGTGTAAGGCTTGACAATTCGTTGTTGTAAAAAGCATATGCCCCGATCTCGGTGACATTAAGGTCTGCGGTTTCGATGGAATCCGTCTCTACTGTCGGGATCTCCGCACCGCCCGTCAGCTCGTTTCCTACGGGAAGTTTGAACACATTGTTCACCGAATCGTAATAGCCGACCTTGTTGTCGCTCAATCTCTTAACGGGCACATAGTTATACGCAAGGACATTATTGCTGAAGAACTTGATCTCACCGTATACAGAGCCGATGATGGTGTAGTCGAGTCCGTCGCTGCTATTGATGCACCCGCCGATCATGACATTTCGCGCCATGCCCGTGATATTTCCGCTACGGGTTTTCGTTGTTCCGTTAATTGTGGCGGATATTGAATAGTTTGATGGGGCGACAAAATTCGGGGCGATCTTGATGTGTGTCCTCGTAAATGCTGACGAGAAATTAAAACTACCACCCAATGACCATATTGAAGTGTTCGGCATTACTCCAAAATATGATCCTCCATTTCCCGAGCCATCAAAGCCATACAGAACTTGGGAAATGCTTCTCGTTCCGTCCATCGATGCTTCAATTTCTGCGACGCAATTACTCTCACGAGGCACATCTGTCAGAAGTACAGTATTGCCATTGAAGTGTACCGATTCCAACTGAACATATTCGCTTGGGAGTTGTCTCGTACTGTGGTAAAAAGCATAGGGTTTTATCTTGGGAAGTCCGCCCGGCAGACCGCTCAACTCTGTTGCGCTTCCGTCAATGATCCCCTTTAACTCGTCGGCCCATTGCTTGACATTGACCTCCACGGGAGAGTATGCCTTGCCCGTCGGCGCGGTGTGTGTCCCGTTCTCGGTCACTTGAAGAGGCTCAACTATAATGTCAACATCCCCTCCGCCTATCGCTGCCTTGAACGGAATAGGCTTATTCAATTCGTCAACTATGAAAGAATATGATGCTACGATTGGCATGGCTATATCTCCTCGTCGACCAGGTTGGAATCCGTTGCGATCAACATCTTCTCTGATGCCGCTCTCTTTTCGATTCCGTCCTCGACAAATAACCAATTTATCTGCGCCTTGATTCGGCCTTTCGGGAACTCCAAGGTCTCTTTCTGCGTTAGAAATACGCTTACACTTTGAGCCGTCAATTCGAGATCGGCGTCCTTCTTGGTCAAGATCTCCTCCTCGTTCGTGGTGGAGAATGTGACCCACACCTCCGTCGCTTGTGTCAGATCAATATCTGCGGTCGTTTCAAATATGAATGTCGGCGTTGTTCCTTTTATCGTCTCTATCATGTTTTTCTCCGTTATAAAAAGTCCCCGCTTGGGCCACATCGTTGAGAGGTGCGCGGGGCTCTGTCCGTAATGTAAAAGCCCACGGGATCGCCGTGGGCTATGTTGAGAAATAGGGGTTTTTGTTTGGTGATATGTTTTTATGTGAGGCTTGTTTTTGCTATTTCTCCATCTACCACATTTTTATCATAGGAGGTTACCTTTGCGCAAGGGGTAATAATTCCCCGTCGAGTTTTTTCTCCGCGTTCCTCTTCAGCTTCCTCGCCTTGTAGATGTTCGCCTCCGTGATCTCGCCGTATATCTCCCGGGCGATCATAGGCCAGGATTCGAACTTATAGAAGCGGAGGGTGATGACCTTCCTCTCCTTCTCGGTGAGGAGTCCCATGAAATCGTCGAGGACGATTCTGATGCTCTGCATCTCCGTCTCGATCTCTTCTATCCTGGCATCTATCTCCTCGGCGCGGACGATATAATCAAGCACTTCATTCCCTCCCGCTCCCGATGTCTGAACGACCGCAGCCTTGTATTCGATGGGCTTCGGGTAGGCGACATTGGCGAACATCTCCCGCCTTCGGTCTTCCAGGGCGGTCTTTTGCTTGTGTAATTGTAAAAGGCGGAATGTGTACCACATCAGATTTGTCCCTTCTTTACCTTGCGCCCTCTCCGTGTAGTGTGGTTGAGGACTTGTTCACTTATTCCGGCGTAATGCTCGGCCTTCCCTTCTCTGACCTTCTCCTTGTATTCGTCGTGAGCCTTCTTCTCTTTTTGATATTTCTCACATGTCGAATGGCAGCCCTCATGCCTCTCGGGCGGGACGCACCCCTTGCAACATTTGATCGCTCCCAATTGGGTCATGCTTTGCCATCCTCCTCGTCCTTGTAGAGTTCGAAGATTCTGAATACCTTCATCCACTCCTCGAGTTTCATCGTTACGAGCCAGGGACAGTTGTTCTTGCGGTGGAATACGGCGGGAAGATCGTTCTCCCCCGCGTCCCTGGTCGCCTGGGCGATCGCGTCGTATAGGTTGAGATGCTCGACCCGTTTACACTCTATGTGGATATTGGGAAGCCCCACCACATCGGGCGAGTCGGGGCTTCCCTTGTATTGCATCCCCCGACGCGTTTGATATCCATACTTGCGGAGCTCTGACGCAAGTTCCCTCTCGCCTCTCGCTCCTTTATCGCGTGAGTTTGTCATCGGTTCTCCTTTCTCCGTAGCATTCTTCTAATTCTGCTATCGTCTTGCGGATCACTTTCGTCCACCGATGGCAGCAATGAGCTTCTTGGTCGTACTCTTTGCAATCGTGACACCACTCCCATTCCGTGTCGTCCCTCCTTGCCTTATATGCCTCAATGGCCTCCTTGCGGTCGATGAACTCGCACTCCCAGGCGTCGCATCGGTTATCGTTCTCTCCGCCGAAGGGTCGGGCGTGTGCGCAATTTTCGCAATCTCGTTTGTTCGTCATACTATCCTCCTCCACCACTTCATGACATCCTCGGGTGTGCCCCATTTGGGATATTCTCTTTTGCCGTTCTTTAGCATCCTATCGAACGCACGGAGATATGCCTTTTCGTATTTCGGCCATCTTTTGAATTGTCTTTTCTTCTCCCTCTCTGTCGCCATTGGGCAGCCAATGCATCCCAGGCGGTGAAATCCCTCATCGTATAGTTTGCAATATGGAATATTGAAGCGGTGGATGAACTCCCACACTTCGTCGGTCGTCCAATCGATGATCGGGTTAAGAATGAAGCCTTTGCTCTGCAAACAATAGCGCACCATATCCTCGTCCATGTTGTCGGGGTCGAGCCTTTCGCGCTCTTTAGTGTATTTCACTTCTAATCCGCTTCTCGTCAACTTACGCCTTGAAGATTCGTCCCATCTGACGCCCGTGATCTTGTCACGACCTTCGCCTCCATCCTCTTTTAGTTCTTGGCAACAATATCTCACTATCATGGTCGGCGGCATTGTGTACTTCGGGATCAGATTCCACATTGTGATCACCTTCCCGTCCTTGTCCCTCGGGAAGTCTATCGAAACATCGGGATGCTTTTCCTTGATAAACCGAACGAGCTCGGGCGGGTCGACAGAACTGACGCGATAATGTGCATCGTATTTGATCCCCGCCATGTCAGCGAGGGCTTTTATCACGCAAGAGTCCTTGCCCCCACTAAATGCGAGATACCAACTCCCGCCCCTGGGCTCGATCGCTTTGAGGCGTTCAAGGGTCACCTCCAATTTTGTCATCCCGTAGATGTTTAATTGCTCAAGCATTTATTCCCCCATCCTTGCCCCGCAATTCGGGCAATATCTGTGAGGGCTCTCTTTTGCATAATATTGATATCCGCAGACGGAACACTCCCTCGCGCCTTTGTCCATGTCAATAAAAAGCCACTTCCCTCTTACTTGATCGGGTGATTCTACTCGAATGGTATTCGGGAGGAGTATCATGCCGGGGTAGCGGTGTTCCCATTCGTCCCGCAGCTTTTCGTATTCTTCGGGGCGGGTAAAATAATTCAATCGCAATATGATCCTATCGTCCATGGTTTTCCTCCTCTATTCCGCTATGATCTTGATGTATTTCTCTTTGCTCAACGGGCGGATCGCCTCGTCGATCGTTAGCACCTTGCGGAGCGGACATCCGTCCGCATCCGTTCGTGCGGTGCAATATGCCCATGCCATCAATGTCAGCCCGTCGTCGCCGAACTCGCTCTCGATGCTCTGAAGTCTGCAATCGTCGCACTCGCCCGGCGCGTTATCCAGGACGAGGATGCTCTTCCCCTCGAGGGGCGTGTCTTCCCACCACATGCTTCACCTCTTAAAATGGAATATCGTCCTCGATCTTGGTGAAGCCTTCGGGAACATATTCCTCGGTCTTCGCTGCTTTCGGCTTTTCGTCATTCCAATCGATGATATCCACCTTTGAGACCGAGATCTCGGGGCGCATTTTCTCAACGCCGTTCTTGTCCGTATAGGTGACGAGCTTCTCCGTTCCCGTGACGGCGAGACGGCCTCGCTTGAATCCGTTCCTCGCGATCGCTTCGGCGGTCGAGCCATATGCTACGATGTCGCGCCAGGTGTAAACGGGATCTCCGTTCTCTGCCTTCCCGCTATATTCATATATGGAGTTCTGTAAGTATGTCCTTCCGTTCTTTGATGTCTTCAGCTCGGGCTCTTTCCCTAATTGCCCGATTAAAATGATTGTATTCATGTGCTTCTCCTTTGAGTTATCCACAACATAGGTGTCCAAAATCCGTTCGATGATTCCGGGGACTATATTCTGTATTCCTAATCTAATCTATACTAATCTAATCTAATCTTATCTTATCTATTCTTATCTACGGAGCACGATGTGGTACAGTTGTGCTCCGCTTGTGCTCCGTTCGTGCTCCGCTTGCGCTCCGCTACCCCTGGCGGAAGGCGTCGATCGTGACGCCCGTGTCCTTCAGAGTATAGGCGCGGTTGGGCTTTACCCGCAGAAGAGCCCTCTCTTCCGTGAAGGTCGACGGCGTGTATCTATCGCGCTTTATGGCGTTATTAATGAGCCAATGCTTGACCACTACACGCCCCGAAGGGAAGGCGAGAAGGAATCGCGCCTCGATGAGATCGTTCAAGTCCTCTCGGGTGAGCCCGAGGGATTGGGTGATCCTAATAGGTGCGCCGATGATCCCGTCATCGTCTGCCCCTTCGAGATTCAGATGGAAATACAGAGCTTGGGCGGGGAATGGGAGCGATATGAAGGCATCGCTCCCAATCACTTCGGGGCTAAACATCCGCCTTTTAGCCATCTCTTTCCTTCCTCTCCTTCTTCTCGATCGCATCCCGAGCCTGGGCGAAGGTCAATTCCTCCAGGCGGGTCACGCCATAATATCCCAGGAGTCCCGCGATGTTCTCGATCGTGTCCTTTATCCGCATTATCTGCGCAGCCGTCGCGGGTCTGTTGTCCAACTCTGCGATGGCCTTGTGAGCCTCTGTTTGCCCTTTTCCGTGGGTGTTTGTCGCGTCGGCGTCCTTTGTATCATCTATCGCAAAAAGCCCATTCAATGCGTATTTTCGGGCGTATGAGGACGCGCTCCCCGTTATCTGCGAGTCATCCATTCCCTTCTTCATCTCCGCTTCTCTTGCGAAGGCGGAGGTCGAGATCGTGTCCTCGCCGTCTGATAGGGTCGCGGTCGCTTTCACATATACGCGGCCACCCACCTCGATGATATCGTCTGATATGGTGAGGGTGACCTTCTCCTTCTTGAGGAGGGGCTTGACCGCTTCGAGGATGTCCTCACATGAGCGGTATTTGTAACCGCCGAACTTGTTCTCTTGACTTTTGGGGGCTTTCAACTCCCCTTGAATGTGGATGAGCCTCTCGTCTATGTTTCCCATTTCTCTCTCCTTTTCGGTCTTACTTGATCGTGATGTTTTGATTCGTGACCAGGGTCGCCCCTTCTATGGTCTGCCCCTCCTTGATCGCCTTCTTCAGCTTTGCCTTGTCGGGCTTGACTTCCACCTTCTCGACCAGGAACTCCTCCGGCAGATGTGCGAGGGGGTCGATCTCAACGGCCTCGCTCTTTCTGATGGACATCTGCACCCGTGTCGATTCAAATCTCGGGCGGTCGGTGCTGACCAGGTACGCCTTGAGATATTCGGCGTAATGGTCGGCGACATTGGTCTTGTGTTCTCTCCTTTTCTTGAGGTTTGCCTCTTCAGCCTTGATCGCGTCCGCCTCGGCTCTCAAGTCCTTCACGAAGAGACCGATGTTCTCGATCTTCTTCTCAAGGTCGATTTGAAGTTGGTCGAGATCTCCGTCCTCGAATAAGATTTCCCCCGTCTCGGGGTCGAATGAGATTCCGTTCTCTATTACTTCGCGGATCGCTCCGTCAATTTCGTATAATGTCATGCCTTTTCATCTCTCCTTTTGATGTACTTGTCCGCGTTCTTGTCGTATTCGCGGATGACCTCCTCGCGTGTCTGATATTTGATCCCGTGCTTCGCGCATCTTATGGCGCATATCATCTCGATGGCGGTCTGTTCTGCCCTTGTCTTGAAGAACGGACACGAGCCGAATCCACATCGGGGGTCGACCTCTTCGAGGGCGAAGCACCCCAAGCCGAGCGCGCCCGAGTTGATGCATTCGGGATTGCTCGGGAGGAGCTTTCCGCTTGACTTTGGTCTTGCCATGTTAGCCCTCCTTGCAGAAGAACGCGGTCACGAGGGTCAGTTCTCCGGGGTTGTCCCCATCATCGTTGTCCAGGATATACCCGAGCCAATTCAGAGTATGGAGGGCGGCTTTGATCTTCGTCCTCATGATCTCGTTCTTGCGTTCTCTTTCGTCCCATAACTTGCCCATCGAATCAATGGGCGGTCTGTCGCCTTGTTCGATGATCTCTGCCGACCAGGATTCTAAAAACGGGAACTGTCCCATTCTGTCATGTAAGTCCTTACTTAAACGCGTCATTTGTGAGCCCTCCTTCCTCATCTACGCGACCGAGGAGACGATAGACGGCATAATGTGCGCCCTTTACGCGGGGCTTTTCCGTTACAATCAGCCATCCGTCCGCCCTTAAATCTGAAATACGGGCGGCGAGTCTGTCGCATCCGCACAATTTCCGGGCTTCCTTCGGCGTGATCGTGTACCCGTGCATCATCCAATTAAGGATATGAGCCTTCTGTGATTTCTTTTCTGCTTCCATGTCTGCCTCCTCTTATATCGCCAGGGCGAACATGATCCCGAGGATCGCGCCCTCTATCCCGAGAAGTGTGTTCCCGAGCCATGCGTGTGTGTTGATATAGTTGATCGCGGTCTTTCCGTTTTCCTTTAATCTACCAAGCATATCCTTGCCTCCTTGTTGTTCAACTTCTCGAAGATCACCTCGCACATGGACGATGTCGCCGATGTTCTCCCGAGATGCGCGTGGGGACAGTCGCCCCATTTGCTCCTGGCGTCGATAGTGCCGTCTGCGTTCCTCTTCGGCTCGAAGTACGGGCAATCGGCGCATGTAAGTCTCACGCCCTTCGCGATATACTCGTCGGCGATGTCCTCGGGTTCTCTCGCCTCTTCAATGTAGCGGATGAGTGCCTGGTCGCCGTTGACCTCGACGGACGGGCTTTTGTGCCGGAGCTCATACATTGCTTGGTTTAGTCTGTCCGTCAGCATTTCCGCGGATGCCTCTCTTATCACGCGGAACTGTTCGAATCGTTCGCTTTTCATAAAAAAATCACCTCCAAATCTAATACTACGATTCGTCGGTGATATGTTAGTCAAGTATTCCCGCCTTTATGATTTTAGGAATAGTTTCATATCACCTGGTCTGATTTTAGCACCGCCACCCTTGCGGTGTCAACGCCTATTTTCCAAATTCGGCGATATCCTTCAGAACGAGGCGGAGCATCCACCCCGGCATCGCCGTGTCCTCATGCACCCAATGTTGAAAAGTGCGGAGCGAGATCCCGCTCCTCTTACAGTATTCCGTCTGCGTAAGCCCCGCAGCCTTGAGGGCGGTCTTTAACTGTTCCCCTTGTTTCATGTCTTTCCTCCTATTTTTCTCTGCATGAGAGTAAGATTCTCTCTCTATCGCTATCCCAGGCGATGAAGTCCTGGATTGCTTTCTTTTTGCTGGCCTTTGATTGATACCCCCATATGGTTGTATGGAGTTTTGTGTCGCCTTTATAATACCATCGAATAACGAACTTTGTTTTGTCCATTTCCTTCCTCCTTGTTTTCTTCGGTGGGGGGCTTTCGCCCCCCCGGGGTTTTATTTCGTCGCTTTGACGATCTTCGCGCCGTTCTCGTCGACCTGGTTGGTAACTGTCCAACCGCTCTTGTTGAGGAGTTCCTCAACGGGGTTTGTGTTGTATGTCATTGTGTCCCCTCCTTTCGGGATCGTGTCTCTCTCTTGTTTACATCCTTATTTTATGCCATATTGGCGTATTTGTCAATAGCAAAAATGCCATTTTTTCATATTTTTCAAAAAATTTGAAATCCCTTCCCCTTTCTGCTATGATTAGCGGAGGAGGTGGATGATATGAAAGTGAATCTCGATTTTGCAAATTTCGGCCAGGAGCGCGAGAGGATCGCGACAGAATCAGAACTCGCCATTTTTGAACATCTCAAGGAAATGGCAGAAACCGAAGACATAGAACTTGTTAGGAAGTGCGACGATTATGTGACCGCCGTCTTCAAGGGTTGGGATCTCGCCCGTTTTAAATACACGCCGAGGGCGAAGTGGGTCGCTTTCCCCTCTACGGAGCGAGGCACTACGAAGCACTACATCGAATCGCCGGAAGAGGTGCGGGAGTATGCCGACCTTCTGAAGAGGTCGCTTGAAACTATCAACAAATTCGCGTAACAATTGCCCGAGGGTCTCCTCGGGTTTTTTCGTGCAACGAGAAGCCTCCGCCCCTCTTCAAGGCCGTTTGTGAGCCTCTATTTTGCGTTTTGGCGCGTTTTTCTGTGCGGGTCGATATATTCACCCAATTAAAAAAGCGGGGCGGCGGATTGCTCCGTGCGCCCCATATAGAGAAAGGAGAAAATGAAAGGGTCTATTTTTCGAGGACTTTGATTCGCGCCTCATGGTCGACAATGGTCTCCTTGATGTCCGCGATCTCGTTCCCGTGGTCGGCGACCTTCCCCTTCAATTCGTTGAGGATGTCCTTCAACTGATTCACCGAGAGGGTCAACGCCGTGATGTTGTTGTTTAAATTTATGAGGGGCTTGATCACCACCGCGATCGCAGCGATGAAGCCGAGAGCCCCGATCAAAATCTCATATGTCATTTATAGCCCCCTTAATTCGGCATACGGGTTGTTTGTCTGTCGGCCGTTCCTATCCGTATGCCAATGCACAAACTTTCTGCCCGTAGAGTCTGCTTGTGTGGGATTCTGAATGCCCAGGTGAATCCACCCGTTGTCGTATAATCCCGCTTCTCCAACGCATCCAAACAGTTTACAGATCTCCGCCCACTTCTTGGCATAGCTGATAAACTGTGCCTTGGTGAATCCCTTGCCGTTGCCGAGATTCCAGTCCATGGCCGCCCCGCGAAGGTGATTCGAATTGTAATGTCCGTGAAGCTTCGTGTTTTGAGCCTTCGACCGCCACCACGAGATCACATACATGGGGTGTTTGAGCCAGGATCTGAATTTCTGAATGCATTTGACAAATGTATATGTCACATCGTACATGTATGCGGTGCTGACGCCCTTGTAGTATTCAGCTTGGCTGAAGTTCTTTGAAAGATTTCCCGATGCTACTATCATCCTTCGGCCTCCTCTTCTTCGTCTTCTTCATATGATGCAAGGAGATCGTCGTCCGTCGGCTTTGCCAGGTCTTCGAGGTATGTCTTGCGGGATACCCCGATGATCGCTGCCAGGAATACGCCGATCGCGGCGATGGTCGCGCCGATCTCGGTATAATACGGGAGTTCCCATATCTTGCCGACAGTTAAGATTAAGACCTCAAGGGCGGGGATGAGATTCAGAGCCACCCACTTGATCCCGTCATATGTTTCGTTTGATATTCTCATTTTTTGCGCCTCCTATTATTCTGCGATGAATGTGACAATGCCGATTGCGCTTGTCCTTGTTGACATTGCTACACCTCATTAAAAACAAATATAATTTACTCGCATTACACTAACGGCCGTCCCGACGTATACCGTTATGGTCGTGCCATTGATGCTCGCTCTTAACGGCGGGTTGCCCGCGTCCTGTGTACCGCAGATAATAAACGATTTGCCCGATATATTCGCGTCTGTGAAACTAAACGACGTTGCGGCAGTTCCGTTATATACATACGTTCCCGTTATTAGGGCGGTACTGCTCATTGCCCCGATGTTCGCGGGGGTAGCCCAATGCAAGATACCCTCTTTTAACCTCGCGGGGGTTATAAGCCGTGCCGTGGTGCTTGTTCCCGCTTGCATTTCGGCTTGCGTCATGGATGAATAGGTCGAGTTGATCCATCCTACAATCTGCCAATACGAACCGTCGTACATAAGCGCGACAATGCCGCCCGCGTTCCACGAACTCGCCGTGCTTGTTCCCGCCGCGGTTGCGCCATACCGTTTTATGGCCTTTGCGCCCGTCCCGTTAACGTTTAGGGTTGGATTTGTTGCCGTGTTGTAATGGCTGAACTTAACGTATATCAGTACGCCCGCCTCAAGCGTCCCAAGGTCGGGGGATACGTTCACGGTTTTGGCGACAGTTCCGGCTGTGTTGGCGCACTCGCCATAGCGAACAAGGGACGAACCCCCGCCCCCTGTCTGCCCTGTCGTTTCTCCCTCAACGCCCAACGCCTCGCCAAGTGTGGCGACAAGGTTGCCGAGTTCCATTTCGTCGAAACGTTCGGCAAGAACGTTATAAACAGTACGGACGATCTTGAAATATCCGCTTGTACCGTAGTCGGGAAATATGACTTCGATCTCGTCGCACAACTTGCAGTTTAACAGGGGCGCAATGTCTGCATACTCTGCAAAGTCGCTCAAGCGCACAAAATCAACTTTGATGTTCTGCGACGGCATATTAGCGCGCTTGCTGATCATTGTACTTTCCGCGAGTGCCTCCAACTGTGCCGTGGTCGGTTCGTTTTCGTATTTATCGCTAAAGTCAAGGGGGACGCACTTTTCTATGCCGTTATACGGCAAAAGTCCCGAATAAACGGGGTTGCCCTTTACGACCGTTTCCCCGCCGTTTCCGTCGTCGCCTTTCCAATATGGTATTGCCACGGTGTATGTGTCGGCATAGTCCACGGACTCGTTGTAGTCGATCATATTAACGCCGTATCTAACGGAAAAATCGAGTATTTGGCCGCGTTTCTTGTGGAGTATGACGCGAAACCCATTAAACTCATATTCCCCGCCGTAGGCGTCTAAAATCGACCCTCTAACGCCTCCCAATAACTGACGTACCGAACGGGGCACACCGTCGAACGCGGCGGCGTATGCGCCCGCTACAAAATCGGCCTCAAAACTAAAAGGCGTTGCGGGTGTCGTATGGGTCAAAGCGTCCAAAGCGTCGGCTAACGTGTTAACGTCCGTTTGCTCGCATACCGCGCCCGTTAGGCGGTAGGATATATGTACGCAATGAAACGAAACGACGCCGTTTATGGGTTTTTCATAACTCACGATGTCGAACGGTTGTATGTCCTCGGTGTCGTCGTGAAAAACGCCCACGATCCGGCCGCACTTAATTGCGTCAAAGTTTGCGCCTGTGGTCGGATATGTAAAATCAAGTTCGTAAATGCCGTTTCGTTCCTCCACCACCTCGGCGGTTATAGTGTCATATAGGCGGCATATTCCGTTAGTATTAAAGTTTGTTTCTCCTGTTTCAAATAAAATAGGTATCATACAAACCACCACCTTGGAACTACTTTTAATTGCGTTATCGTGTTATCAAAAGTTATGGTGTTGTTTCCGCTTTTCAGTTCCGGCAGTTTGCCCCCCATTGATACAAGGCGGTTAAGTGAAACGGGGTTGCCCCCGTCCAACTTGTACGCCTCGCCTATTTCGCAGTTAATATACGTTGGAGTGCCAAGGGCTGACGTCGTACTGTCCGCGTCTACTTCCTCAAGAAAAGACATTTTAGATTTGGCCAAAACGCACGACGGCCACGTAGTATTTGCAAGTGAGATAGTAAACGTGCGCGCGCTTGCGTTATACGCCACGGTGGGCGTTAGGGTCAAAAACTCACTCTGTTCCGTGCCCCCGTTAACGCGAAAATAAAACTCAAGCGAGAACGCGTCCGTTTTGGTCGCGCTCGTTCCCGCCGTAAAGTCCATTTCTTTAAGGCTGAAGCGCAAAGTGGCCTTTTTGGTGTTTACGGATTTTGTCATAACCGCAAACGTGCCCCCGCTTACGCGGTCAATATCTATACTTGTTATATTCGACGCAAACGTAAGGTTTAAATATATGTCGCTCCCCTGTAATACGGTTAAGACGTCCCCGTTGTTAACAAGGTTTGACGAATACGCGGGGGTCGTGTAAGAGGGGTTTGCCCCTCCCCTGTCGGTAAGTTTCACGACGCCCAACGCCTCATTGGCAAGGGATATATTATACCCGTTAAAACCTATATTCCCGTACCCCCAAACCCTCAACGAGGGATTTGACGGGAACGGCGACGGGTTGGTAAGTGTTCCCCCGTTTGTTACGTTCTGCGGTAAGCTGCCCGCGACCGTGAACCGTTGGGGCTTGCACTCAAAAGTTATATTGAACTTGCCCGCACGCCCCATAAGTTCGGGGGATACCTCAAGCCCGCTTTTGTATACCGCGAGGCGGTATTCGTCGGGGTTATAATCGTCGGTCAACTGCTGATAACCTATCTGCGAGCATAAGGCGTTGCGAAATGCCGCGATCCCCTCCGCAAAATCCGTTTGGGCGTCGCCAAACATTCCCGCAGTATATTCCACGATAATATTATTAAACCGCCCGTTATCGCGCGCAAAAGACCCGTTGCGCCCTGGTATGTCGATCATTTCGACATCGCGCTCGGGCGCATTGTATACGGCTTCGCCCGTGATATACACGCCAAAATCTTTTGAATTAAACCCGTTGAACGTTAGCCCCTTATATATGTCACCCGTCACGTTTACGCCCATGCCTGTCTCCTCCTGTTCGATAGTGTTATTATTTTCTCTTGCACTTTCATGGCCAATTCGTCAACGCTCATATTGTCTGATCCGTAGACATTGACCACCATGCCGGTGGTGTTAAATCGTTTGTCCATCTCCTCCCATAGTTTCGCCAGGGGAAGGACGGCTTCAGCACCCGCTTCGCCGACACCCACCCCGCCGAATATCGTCGGGGAGCGGAAGATTCCGCCTTTCGCGTACCAATCAACATTGATCTTTGGCACGGATGGCGGGATGAGGGAGAGGTCTCCCGTGATCGAGAAGTGCGGGAGTTTGATGAAATTCTTGATCTTTTGAATGATGGCCCTCACCCTATCGGGAATTGACTTGATGAAGTCTATCGCTTTCGTAAAACTTGCCAACATGATGGCCATTCGTTCCTTGATGAACTCTATGACCGCTCCCACTACTTCCTTGACCTTGGTGAACGCGGCGTTCACGATATTGCGGAATTTTTCGCTATGCTCATACGCGTACATGAACGCGGTGACCAATGCGCCCACGGCTGCGATGACGAGCCCGATCGGGCCAAGGGCGGCCGTGAATGCCGGAGGAAGCATCGCAAGAAGTCCTAAAACTGTGCTGATGATACTTGCCACGGGTGAGATCGCTGCGACGAGTCCCGCGATGACCAGGATGAACGCCTGGGTCGGGCCTTGTAAATTGCCAAACCATTCAAATAGTTTAGCGAGGAAGCCCACGACCTTCTCAAGTACGGGGACGAGGGTCTGTGCGAGTGATGCCCCCGCTTTTAATAAGTCGCCCGTGAGGGTCGCCTTTAATCTGTCCATCGCATCGTTGAACTCGTTGGCAGATGCCACTCCATCCTCTGAAAGTATGAGCCCGGCATCCTCGGCCTCTTTCCCGTATGCTTTGAGGGATGCACCTCCGTCATCGATGATTCCCGCGAGTTCAGCCGCCGAACGACCGAATAGCTCTTGTGCGAGGATGTCTCTCTGCGTCTCGTTTTGTACATTCCCGAGTGCGGCGAGGACATCATACCACACCGCCGTCGAGTCTCTCATTTCGCCGTTTGCGTCGGTAATGCTGACGCCCAAAGCCTGGAATGCAGAATTATTCGCGCCCATTTGCTTGGTCATCTTCTGCATTGACCCGAGCATTGTCCGCGTGTCCACATCTACGAGGTTTTGAGCATAGTTGAACTTTTGAATCTCGTCGGTGGTGACGCCGTACTGTTTCGCCAAGGTCGCGATCTCGTCCGCTTGTTTCGCCGAGTTTATTGTGTTGGCAAGTAATGCCCCGCCAAGTGCTCCCGCAGCCATCGAGAGCCCCCTGGTCTTTTTGGCGATGTCGTCGAACTGATTCGAGAGACCCTTGAGGGATGCGTTCCCGACCTCCTTCAGTTGAGCATTGAAGGTCTTCAGTTTGCTCTCTGTCTCGATGATCTCTCTCTGTAATTCCCTATATTCCGCCGAGTTCTTATCGACCCCCGACGCGTCCATGTTATTCTGTGCTTGTTTCAGAACATCGAGGCGTTTTGCGGTCTCGTTGACCTTTTCGTTCAGAAGGGTCTGCTTCTGTCGCCACAATTCGACCGATGTGGGGTTAAACTTCAAATCCTTGTTGACTTGCTTCAGTTCCCCGTCGATGTCCTTGGTCTTCTTGTCGATGTCCTTGAGGGCGTCGTTGAGCTTCGTCGTCTTGGCGTCAAATTCAATTGTTATTCCTTTAATGTTTCCCGCCATGGTTTTCCTCTTCAGTTATCCAAAAAACGCATTGATGTCCTTCTGCGTTGCTCTTCGTTTCTGCGTTCCCTTCTGCGATTTCTCCCCTTGTTTCTGTCGGTTGTTGTACGCGATGCAAAAGTCTACTATCTGACCTATTTGCATCGATTTCACATCGGTCATCGTCAGACCTCGCTCGAGTCCGGCGAGGATGATGGTGTCGGTGTCGATGGGGTCGTTGTCGGCTGAAGGCGTCCCATGATTGTCTTCAGCCTCTCGAAGTTTTTTGAGGAGATCAGACCCTTCGCTATTAAACCGAAGACCGCCGGAACGATCTCATCCAGGGGGAAGATCTCGAACTCCTTCACCCACTCCTTCGGCTCGGGGATGTTCTCATCGGCGCATTTGGCCAATGACCACACGATGTTGATAAAATCCGCGAACTCGAGTCCACTCAAGTGAATTACGGCGTCGGTGAACTTGTCCCCGTCCAATACAGAGAGGATGTCCTGGGGACGGATGTTCTTGGTCTTTCCCGTCTCCTCTATGATCCCCGAGACGATGTCGAGCGCACTCGCGATCATCGGCATCAATGCGGGGATGATGTCTCTCCCGAATTGGTCTCTATAGGCTAATGCCCACCCGATGTTGTTGTTAAGTTTGACGGCCTTGTCGCCGATGTTGATGGTTTTCTCCATTTCTTTCCTCCTAATAGAAAAGGGGCGAGGTCTCCCCCGCCCTTCCTTCCGTAACTTTTAGGGAGCGAGCACCGGGGCGGTGGGTGCGGTGAACAATGTGGCATATCCATCATCGCCCTCCTTGAAGACCGCCATGGTTACGCCCGAGGCATTATCCCCGACACATGTCACGGGAAGAGTCTCGGTCGTCGGCTCTTTTGATTCCTCGATGGTGTTGTACTCTCTTGTGATTCCGCCAAGGGAACAATTGTAGAGTGCAACTCTGCGGCTCTCGTCATCGCCTTCGACCTGGAAGAAGATCGCGACGGACGGCTTTGTGGGGTTCTTGACATTGGCAAGTCCGCCGTTTGTCAGAGCCTTGTATCCCAGGAATTGGGTCTTAAAGTCATCGTCGAACATGGCGACCTCGAGATCTCCCTCAAGTGTTCCGCCGGAATATCCGCTCCAATACACGATGTTGTCGGCATAGAAGTTGTTCTGCTCACTCTGCTCTTCGGGGCTGAATGAAACCGCCCCCTTCTGATGGTAGGGTGTGCCGAGTGTTACTGTGCCATTGCTTTCCGTGTATGTGCAAACATGGAGCTGCGATATACCAAATTCTACCTTGTTAGCCATTTAAATCCTCCATGCTAAATTTGATAATAAATTACGAAGACGCCCTCGCTTTCGATGTAGACATCTTCGCTTTTTTCGTAGAGGAAGCCGTTCGCAAGAAGCGCGTTCTCGATCTCGGCCTCCGTCTCTTCGTTCTTGTCTTTGAAGTAATATTCTACCTGGTATCGATTCTCCCGATAGTAGTGCGTATTGTCCGCCTGGAATGTGTCTTGCCCCGCTCCTAAATACACCAAATAAGGCGGTGCTTTCGGTGCGATGCCGTCATC